GGGTTGCGCCTGCATCGGCGCTGGACAGAGTCAGGTTAGCCATGGGTGGTCTCCTTTTTGGGTTGGTTGCTCGGGTGGAAGACGACGGCGATCATGTTCTTGGCGGAGCGGGTCGCCGTCGTCGGATAAAGACTTGGATCGGGCTTTTCGGCACACACCAGATTTGGCATCAACAAATTGGCCCGGGGTAGGCGGTGTTTCTCCCGCGTTAAGCGGGGAGAACACCTACCCCTTAGGGTAAGAAAATCTGTGTTTTGAGTTTTAAAGTAACCTATTGAAATTAAACGTGAAATTCCAAAACACAGATTGATTTTAGACAGGTTGCGATTTGTGTTTTGTGCTTTGGCGCAAGCCGTTGTTTTCATTTGAGGATTTCCAAAACACAAAACACGAATGTTCAAAACACAACCTGTGTTTTGGCCAAAACACGGACGATCTGTGTTTTGAAACCGGGCATTTCGATCAGCTATCTTCATGGGTTTTCCTCCATATGCTCGACCCATATTTCCGGATCCTCGACACGCGACAAAGAGCCGGTTTCCTCGCACATGAAGTCACTTGGCAGCACCCTGATAAATGCCGGTGACACCTCACTTGTTTCGGCATCAACCACATCCTGATCAGTTTTCAGAAGCATGTCTCTGACGCAAAGGTAGCCAAATTTGGATTGATTTTTCTTGAGGCCCAGCTCGTCTGCTGGATCACCCCGCAAGAACTTCACGTGGCCTTTGGTAGCCAGGACGCGCAGCCGTTCGCGAATACTGGTCTGGCCGCCAAGACTGCCCTTGTTCTCGAACTTCGCGGCAAACTGGGTGAGCGTAAACATTTTGCCCCTCGCCGCCTGCTCGGCGACCATCTGCAGGATTACGTCCCCCTTACGCACCCGCTCCGCGTCATGCTTGGCACCAACCTCTTGGCGCACCAGCCGCTCGTTCATCGGATTGATCTCCACCCACTCACCATTGACTTTGTCGATCAGCTTGGGTGCCAACGCGGGCCCATTGCGCAGCTCGATCTCCAGTTTGCGTTGGGGGCTTTCCTCGTCGGGCCGGTGCAGGATCAGGCCGGAGGTGTAGAACCCGCGCAGCGCACTGGCCCCGGAGAGTGCTAGAAAGGGATCATCCTTCACCTGCTGCTTGCTGAGTTTCTTGGTGTGGTGGATCAGGATGACACCGCAGTCGGGGTTGATGTGGTCACGTAGAACCTCGACCCGGTCCTTGAGGAAGAACATCATCGCACCGTTGTCGTTTTCGCCACCGCCATCAGGCCCGCCATCGAAGAGGTTCCGGATCGGGTCGACGCAGATGATGTCGACCGGGTCGGTCGGGAAAGCCCGCCGGATGGCCTCGGCCACGCGCATGCTACCCTCGGTGTCGAGCAACATTTTCAGCTTTGGCGTGGCGACGAAGGTGTCGCGCCCGGCAGCCAGAACCTCCGGTGGGAGCGCAATCTGCTTCAGGCGTTCACGCAGGTAGTGATACTGGATTTCAGCCTGCAAATAGAAGATCCGCAGCGGGCGCGGCGGGGTGAAGCCAAGAAACGGCACGCCTGCCGCCATGTGAACGAGCCATGAGATGAGCAAATCGCTTTTGCCTACCTTGGGTGCACCGCCCAGTACCAGCAGGCCACCGGGCGTCAGCACGCGGGGTGCGATGATATCAGCGGGCATCAGGCTCTGGTCATCCAGCAACGCACCCAGCGTGAAAGCTGGCATATCATTGGGCCCAGGGGCGGCGCTGTCGAGGCGGATCAGGGGTGCCCCGTGCTTTTCGACATGGAGGGCCCAGAGGCGCTCGGACTCGCGCTTGAGCCGCTCGACCGGCCACTGGGGCCGCAGCATGGCCGCGTTGTAGCCGCAGATCGCCGTCCATCCCTCGTCCCTCGAGAGGCGCCCGTCATGGACCATGCGGATGAAGTATCCGATCGCAGCACTGGCACCCTCAAAGCGAGACCAGTCATCCTGGCCGCCTTCGCGCACGGGCGTGACAAGGACATCGCCGACAATTGGCTTGTCAGAGACAGAAAAGTCTGGAGAGAGATTGACCCCCAGCGCGGGCGGCATGTCGGCCACGGCCTCGATGAATTCGCCAAGATCGCGTTCAATTGCCTCGTTCATCTCCACGATCCGAACCTGCGTCTTGAGGTTGTTCTTGTAATAGACCGAGCCTGCCACCCGGATCGGCTGATGGGCAGAGCGGAAGTGCATGTCACCGCCGACCTTGGCCGCGATGTCACCGCGTAGGCGGCACACCCGGCGGATATCATCGCCCTCGGCAGGCTCGCTGAGTTTCCACCAGACATGGGCTTTGCGCTGCCCATCAGGCGTAACACCGCCACTTTCAACGACCATGGTCGGTGCGCCCAAATGGCGCTCCAGGTGGGCCCGCTTGGCGGCGATGTCACCGGTGTCGATATCCACGACAACAGCCTGCATCTGCAGGATTTCAGCCGCCTTGGCCTGGCCGGGGGCAGCGACTGTACCGGGGATGACGTAGACCGCCGCCCCTTCACGCCAGGCCCATGTTGCGAACGTCGTCATCTTATCGCCGGTGGCGGCATTGGCCTCGATCCAGATGTTATGCGGACGGCCATCAATGCCTTGGCCCTTGTCGATGAAGCTGCGCACCGGGATCAGCCCGTCGCAATAGCCGAAGACTACCCCCATGAACTGGGTGATTTGCACGGGGTCCGGCTCGTCGCCGAAGACATCCACTTGCGAAACGGCATCGTTGAAATCCCGCCATGGGTTGAAATGGATCAGGTTTTCTTTTGACTGGTCGATGGGCGGCGGCGTGTCGGACGGCGTGTCGGACGGCGTGTCGGACGGCGGGTGGTGATCGTCGTGGTCAGTACTCATTTTGAATCCCTCAAATTGATCTGGTGAACGGGGCGGGTCTTTGGGTGTGTCGGTCATGCGGGCATCCCCCAGCAGCGTTCCGCCCATGGGCAGAAGCGGCATTCAAAGAAGTCGCGATTTTGGGTTATGCGCGGCAGCAGCTCGCCCGCGTCGGTGGCCTGCAGGATCCTCACGCCGCGATCCGACATGCGCTGCGCCAAATCGGCATCGAAGGCGACCCGCTCGTGGTGCATCTCGGCCGTGTCTTTGTTGATCGCGGTGAACAGAGCAGGTGCTGCGCTGATACCGGGCACGCTGGCCTCCATGTAGGCTTGGTAGACCGCTATCTGGGCGGCATAGACAGGCTTGGACTTGGTGACGCCCTCCTTGACGCAGAGCCGCCAGTTCTTGGCGTTCATCGTTTTGCATTCCCAGAGCGCGGGAATGGCCAGTCCGAGACCCTCTGGCCCTGCGGCGATGATGCCATCGACATGGCCACGAATGCGCCCACCAGCGATAGAAAAGCCAAACTGGCCGCCATCCGGCCGGTTGCCCTTGCGGGTGTAGAGATCAAAGCCAGCCTGCCGCAGCCAAGCCACTGCCAGATCCTCAAGGACATGCCCGATGGCAAAGATGCGCAGCAACTGGCCACTGAAATCCTGGCCCTCGTCCTTGGCCGCGTGGGTGAACTAAAACTGCAGCGCGCGTTCGCAGGCATGGCCGAGGCGCGAGCCGCCGAGATAATCGCGTGGGATGCGTGCAGCATTGTCAGCGGTCAGGGTTGCGTCGACTGCGGCGTTCACCTTGTCGGCAAAGCTGGGGCGGGAATTATAGTCCAACATCAGAATGGGATCTCCGTATCCTTGGCGATCAGAGCCATTTCAGCGCGGAATGCCGCGATGACGATCACGATCAGCTGGTGCATGTCGTGCTGGGTGAGCTGACCCAACGGCCTATCCCAGCCGATGCGCTCCATCTCAGGCGCAAGCGCGCGCATGACGGCGGGCAGCGCCTGCGTTTCCTCTTCGGTGAAATCGACCATGTTCAATCCTTTTTGGGCTTTGAGGGTGAAGGCAGCTTGGCAGTCCATGGAGCAAAACCAGCGGCGGATACGGTGCGAGCGCGGCTGGTGGGGATCGAACCAGCCAAAGCCCCGTGTGGGAGACGTGCAGACAGCGCAAAGGCTTGGGCGAAGATGCCCGATGCGCGCAGGCAGCGGTCGATCCTCAGCCGCTGAGGGCGGGGATGGGATTTGCGCGACATGGCTCATGCCGCCTCCCGCGCATCGGAAGCCGCCGCCATGATCAGCTGGCGGATCGCCCGCTTGTTGAAGGTGAAGGTCATCAGTGCCGAAGCGTGATAGCGGGTCAGGCCGTAATCCTGTCGATATGCGGGCGGTAGATATTGCAGCTGCTTGTCCGTGGCCGCCTGTTTCAGCCAGCTGCGCGTTTTGTAGGCGCTTTCATCTGTCTCGAGCTCGTTCAGCCAATCATCGGCTTGCGCGAGGCAGACGGTCCGCTTACCAATGCCCAGCAGGCGGGGGCTTTGGCCCTTTGCGCCACCGACCGCATGCCAGCGTCCTTCCAGAAAGAAGATGCCGCCCCAAGCGTTGAACCCGTTGGCCATCAGTGCGTCATCGGCCCCAAACAGGTCGATCCAAGCAAAGCTGGACCGCTTCAGAAGGTCGATCTCCGTCATGATGAAGCTGCTCAGCGTCCCATCATTGGCCTCTTGTGAACGCAGGTCTTCCTCGCGCTCAAACACCTCGCCACAAAGTGGGCATTCAAAGCAGGCCAGAGGAATGTCGGCGCTACAGGCCGGGCACACCTTGGTTGGGGCGTCTCCAGTCCCGGTCTTGCCGTCGAGATCAACATCCTGCTCAAGCGTGCCGTGGATCAGGCTTGAGGTGCCAAAATCCAATACAACGCAGTCGGTCTTGATGACGCCGGGGTGTTCCTCCGGATCAATGGTACGCAGCCCGCGCCCGACCATCTGGATCATGGTGGATTTGTAAGATGAGGGGCGCAGCAGCACGACGCAGGAAATCGGGGGATGGTCCCAGCCTTCAGTCAAAACCGAAACGTTAACGATCACGCGGACCTCTCCGGCGGCATATGCTGCCAGAACCTGGCGGCGATCCTCGCTTGGCAGATCACCGTGGATCAGCCCGGCAGGCACGTCTGCGGCGTTAAAGGCTTCCGTGACATGCGCGGCGTGAGCGACAGTGGAACAGAACACAACCGTCTGCCGGTCACCCGCTTTCTCCTTCCAGTGGCGGATAACCTCGTCGGTGACCGGCGCGCGGTCCATGATCGACGCAACCTCTGCCATGTCGAAGTCAGCCAGCGACTTGCGCACAGCGCGCAGCTTGTCCTGCACACCAACATCGATCACGAAGGTGCGCGGCGGAACCAGATGGCCCGAGGCGATCAACTCACCCAGACGCACCTGATCGGCGACATTGTCGAACACCTCGCGCAGGCCCTTTTTGTCGCCGCGGTTCGGGGTGGCTGTGACGCCGAAGATCCGAGCATCAGGGTTGGCATTGCGAACATGGTCGATGATGCGGCGGTAGCTTGCCGCCACCGCATGATGCGCCTCGTCGATTACCAGCAGATCAAGCCGCGGCATGGCTGCGAGATTGCCAATCCGGGCCAGCGTCGGCACCATGGCGAAGGTCACCTGACCCGCCCAAGATTTGGCACTGGCATCGACCACCGACGTGGTCAGGTCCGGATTGACTCGGGCGAACTTGTCCCGGTTCTGGTCGGTCAGCTCATCGCGGTGGGCCAGCACGCATGCCTTGGCAGCGCTGCCGCCGATCACCTCACCGGTGACCGCCGACAGCATGATCGTCTTGCCCGCTCCAGTCGGCGCGATGCCCAGCGTGTTGCCGTGGGCGTCAAGCGCAGCAAGGCTGCGCTCAACGAAGGTTTTCTGACGGGGACGCAGCCGCATGATTGCTCCCCCTCACTCAGCCCAGCTGGGACGCCCGGAAAAACCGGGGGCCGCAGGGGCTTGTGGCGTCTGGGGTTGCGGTTGTTGAGCAGGTGCTGCGTAATCCGAAGCCGGGGTGGCATAGCCCTGATGCGGCGCGCCCGTTGCCGGGGGATGGTCATAGCTCTGCATCGGAGCAGCCCCGCCATGCCCCATCAGCTGCGCATAATCGCGGTGGCTGGGCGTAACGGCGGAGCGGACCTCGTTCTTGTCCTCGCCATTTGTGTCAGAACCAATATCCATCCGGGCGATGAACTCGATCCCGTCCAACTCAGCAAAGCCGCTGATCCGGCGGCGGGCCTGCGCCTGCGCCGAGTTATCCTTGTCATCGAGCCCTCGCGCAGAATTCAGAATGCCCTTGACCAAGCCGCGCCCTGCGTTGCCCCAATCCGGGCCCTTCGGGCTGTAAAGCCCGATCAGTGACCAGATCTTGCGTTTAGCGTAGGGCCCTTCGACCACGGTATATTCGGCGTCGAGATAGACAGCGCCGGTGGCGCCGCGCTTGGCATAACCGCCGGTCCAGCCCTGGCTCGGGTCGTCAAAACCGCCGGGGCGGATGGTCAGGCGCACCTTGGCAAGCGTGCCCTTGGGGATCACGTTGCTGCTTGATTGCGCAGAGTTAAAATCGTTCCAGAGTCCGGTCATCGGATTTGTCCTTTCAATTGACATGGGAGGGATTTGAAGCAGCCTCGGCAGGCGGACCCTGCACAGTGGCGGCATAGGTCAGGCGCGCGGCCGCAGGACGCACCGGGCCGTGGATCTTGGTCATCAGTTGGCCGAGATGGGGCACCTCGATCATGTCGAGCCGCCCGGAGCGGTCCTTGGCCGGAAAGCCGAAGGGGTTCAGCGTTTGGCAAACGAAAGCGCGCGCAGGCTTCCCATCAGCACCGGCAATCTCCGCCATGGTGATCACCTGATCGACGATCCCGGGCAGCTCCAACCCGGTCTTGGCGCCATCAATCTGGGGCGAGAACACCTTGCGATTGAAGTCATCGAGCTTCTCGTCGAGGATGCCAACGAACCAGATGTTCTTGCCGCGGGTGTGCTGCAGATGCGTGAGCCAAGCGATCATTTCGCGGCCATGCAACCCGTAAGCCCCCCGGACATCTGGCTTACCGGTTTTTTCCGAGAACGCCTCAGGCTGGCCCTTGCACCATTGAAAGCACAGCCGCCCGGCAACGGTGATCGAGTCCACGAACAGCGTCTCGTAGCGGTCGATGGCCACGGGATCGCCGAACTTCTGGCAAACCGCAGCATGGTGCGCCGGGCTGTATGCCTGATCATCGCGCAAGCTGGGGTTCGGGCCACCGATGAACACTGCAAAGTCGCGGCAATCCATCCAGGTACGCGGCCGGATCGTGTCTCCCTGCCAGCCCTCGATGGCAAGATCGCCCGCCTCGAGATCCATGAACAGGGTCGTCGTGGCGTTGAGCGACCACAGCAGGCTGGTCTTGCCGATGCCAGATTTGCCAAAGATGCAGCCCTTGATGCCACGGGGTTCCGACAACCGCTGATCAGCGGTGATGATGGGAAGCGCGCTGGTCATGACAGCACCTCCAGCCGTGCAACAGAGGCATCAGCACCATTACAGGTCACCGCCACGTAGAGCGCATCAAGACGGTCGGCCTCGTCCAAGCATTCCTTGCCCTTGCGCCGCATAAAGCGGCGTGCGTCATCCAGCAGATCCGGCTCGGCGATCAGACCA